AGGCTGGCAGGCAGTCTCTCAACGATGGGTATGCCGCCATATGGGATGATTTTTCTCATAGGGTGCGTCTAGCGGATGCTCCCAAGAGAGAGCGTGCCAGACAGATGGAGAGCATACGAAACGAACAAATCCGGATACAGAAAGAACAGGAGAAGGAAATTCAACGGGAAGAGGAACAAACAGCCGCCTTCCGGCAGCTGGTCATGACTATTATCGGCTCGACTTTAGGAGCCTTGGCGGTTCTATTCCTGCTTTTCCGAATGGTTCGCTCTATGCGTCAGGGTTGGTCATTCACCCGCTGGGCCTGCTTCCTGACTATCCTCCTGCTGGGTGTAGCAGTCACGGGTGGTGACTACGAATTTCTCTGGAAGAACTATTCTTTGCCTTATGGATATTACACGCTGTTGCGCCTGACTGTGGCAGGACTATCTGCATGGTTAGCTTGTCAAGCTGTTATATGCAAATCTCATCCTCTCTTGATTCTTATAGCTGTACTACTGACCATCCTTTACCAGCCCTTGGTGAAAATAACCTTTGAAAAGGAAACCTGGTGCTGGATTAACTTGGCAACCATGCCGGTTCTTGTAATCCTCACGGCAACCATAGACCGCCGTGAGGATGAACTAGAAAACATCCATAGCTAATTTACCATCTCCGCGCCCTTTCCTTTCGCTCCTTCTTCTCCTGCTTCTCTTCGTTAATTGCGCGCTGAAGGAAGGGGCGTAGCATATTCCCGACAGCGGAAAAAGATTGAAGCGTACCGCTCAACGTGCTGGTCCACTGCATCGTGCTGTTGACGCCGCGGCCTAGTCCGGTTCCTGCCGCCCCAAGGCGAACAGTATCGGCAATTGCCAGAGCCATTTCCTCACCGCTCATCTTATCCGCATCGCTGAACTTCCTGACGCAGCGCATCCACCCACGGAAGTTAAACAGCATGTCATCCAGCAAGCCGGTCTTAATGAAGCCCTTATTCTTCCCTGTAATCAGCTTGTTAAGCTGGCCGCTGACTTCCTCCAAAGTCGGCCCCAGAATGGGCAGCGTATTCAGCAAACCAAGACCGGACAACCCGGTGAGGGCATTGTAAACCAGCCACTCCGGCAACTCGTCATCATCCGGTCCGTTGCCCCGCATCAAATCCAGCAACATCAAAATAACCTGCTCAACGCCGGACATCGTGGAAAGCCACAGCATCTTCTTGCCGAACCTCTTGACCACGCCGTCTCCTTCCGCGCGGGACTTCTCCCCAATGGCCGCGGTCATGCCCACCTTGTTGAGCATTTCACCGCCCATGTAGCAATTCATCCGCACCCACAGATTGTTTTTCCCAAGAGCCGCCATCATAGAACGCTGCGTCAGCCGCTGGGGCTGCCCCACAAGCTCCAGGGCATTCTTCACGGTCCTGTCGCAAATCTCTTCCATCTGATCCTCCGTCATCGGAACGGCCGCCGCGCGGTTCTCCTTCTCCAAATCCTGCCAGGTCAGGTTATACAGCGCCGTCATGCTGGCGCAATTAGACCACACATCCACGTGCTCAAGAGCCTGCATCCCCATGCGGGCCAAGCCGGCCATCCGCGTCCACTTCGCATTGGCCCCCATGCGCATCAGCTCCACAAACACACGGTCATCCTTAAACCTCGCCTGGAAAAAAGGCTTGCGCAGCATCTCGGCAAACGAAATCCTGCCCGCGCCCACCCGGTCCAGCAGCAACTGCTTCATCACTCTGGCCGGAGACTTGAACACCGCCGCGTGCATCAGGGCGGAAGGCTGCTTGGCAATCGTCGTCAGGGCGGCGGACAACACGCTGACGGCATGCGCATTCTGAATCATGCCCAGCAGGCTGCCCATGGTACGCTGCGTCACCGCCTCCATCACCCCGGCGCCGTCAAACAAATCAATCATCTGCTTGAGAGAAGAGAACAACCCATCCCCAAGCCTCTGCTTCAAAGCCCCCGCGAACTCCTTATTGGATAAAAGACGCCTCCACCTGGCCGTCATCCTCCCCATGACCAGATAATTATTCTGCTGGGTGCAGGCGGCAAGGAACACATTGCTTGCACCCAGGCTCAAATCCACTTCGTGCCTGTGGTCCACGCGCTGAATCAGCATTCCGTACCGGGCGCCGGTTCCCATCTCTACATCCAGAGCATCCCGGTTCTGGCTGATGCGGGAAGCATCATGGAAGCGGCTCATCCAGTAATTCGTCTGCGCGGGAAAAGGAACCCCTTCGCGCCGTTCAAACTCTTCGGCAACCCCGCTTTCAGAAAGAAGATCGCGCATCTTGTAACCGTAGGCCAGCGCGTCGGCGCCCACCTTCCGGCGCAGGGCATCCAGCACCTCCGGCGTGTACCCGTTCATGCGCGCGTTCTCTGCGTAAAAAGGCTGCTCATACGTGAGAATAACATTAAGAAGCTGGTCCGCGCTGGCTTCAAGCGGTTCCTGCTTCTCCATGAATTCACGCCTCACCTGGACGCGCTCCCGCTTCCGGCCCTTCTTCCCGTCAATGCGCGGCGAAGGATTCAGGGCGGAATGGACGGCCTCCTTCAGCGGCAGCACATCATCCTCTTCCACCATGGCTTCCACGGCCCACCCCTTGCTCTCCGCCTCATCCCTCATCCGGACCCGTTCTGCCTGCCGTTCCTCCCTGCTCATGGAAAGCCAGCGCTGGGCTTCCTCCACGGTCAAATCCAGGGAGTGAACTTTTACCTTCTCCCTCACAATCCCAGTCTTGATCGTCTTCTTGAGGCCCTGGATAAAATCGGCCCTCTGCCTCTCCGTATCCAGTCCCAGTTCCTCCTTCATAAACACCGCCAACCGGTTGTTAATATCCTTCTCCCTGGCCGTCAGAGCGACATGCCCGTCAGCCACGGCGTCCAGCGTTTCACGGGCCAGATCCTTCATGACGCCGGGCATGCCGCTCATGGCATACATTGCCTGGGAAAAACTCATCAAATGGCGGCCAATAATCCCGAACTTTCGGAACGTCCTTTCCTCCTTCTCCGTCATTTGGCGCATCTTCGTGGCATCCGCCCGGCCCAGAACCGCCGCGGCATCCATCGCCACCTTCTTGAGGCGCCTCTTCTCGTCCTCCAGCCTTAATTCCCACACATTCCGTTCCGCCAGAACCAATTCCCGGAGACTCTCCCCAGCCGCCCTGACGGCGTCCAGGCTCATGCTCTCCAGAGCCCCATAC